CCGGCGCGGAGAGTGGAAATCGTCGAAGACCAGTCGGTCGCACCGCAAGGGCTGATCTACCAGCTTCCCGACGACAACTTCACCAACAGCTACCAGGTGGCCGTACCGGGATCGCCTGATGCTCCGCAGATCATCCTCGGCAACAAGGAATCGCAGGGACGCGGCCAGGGGCCGATTCTCGGGCTGCCGCAACAGACTCCGGGCGGACAGACCATCCCGGCAACCACCTACATCAAGGTGAAGTCTGCCGGCGTCGGCGGCGGGAACAAAATTCGCGTCACTGAGTACGACTGATGGCCGACACCCGCATGACAGCCGAGCAGGCTGGCTACATGGAATTGCAAGGCGCTCGCAAAGACGGCGACTGCCGCAAGGTCGATGTCTCTGGCGGCGTCTCGCTTGAGCTCGGGTGCTGCAACGAGTTCGAACCAAAGGCCCCAACGGTAAAGCGCTTCCAGTGCGAAGGCTGCAAATACCACAAAGCCAAGAGCATGGGTTCGCGTATGGTGAAGGGATGAACGAAATAGCAGTTGTGCACGAAGCTGCTAAATGTGTGGCGCTCCTCATTGTTATCTATTTTTTCTGTAAGTGGATTTTTGAGGACTGATGCGTTTCCCCTTCATCACCCGTTCACACCACGAGGACGTGGTACAGCGGCTGGAAAAGCAGCTTGCCGACGTCCAGGCAGAGCGTAAAGCCTACCTCGACACCCTCGCGCAGATGGGCTTCGGAGTGAAGTTCTTCGCGACAGAAGACAAGCCCGAAGTGGAAATCGACGACGAACCGGAGCAGAAGACCGCCACCAGCCCGACTGTACCAATCACGCGCATGCGTCCGAGCGCCATCATGCGTTCCATGGATGCCAAGAAGCAGCGTGAGTACGAAACCAAGCTAGGCCAGCAGAGGAAAGATGAAGTCCTCGCCGGAGTCGCCGCCATCATCGACGGCAGCCTGCCCAAAGAAGCCTAGGAAAGAAATTCCCCGCACCACCACCCGAATAAAGCTCAATGGCCTCACCCACAGTTGGAATCGACATCCAAAAGCTGCCCGTACAGCAGGAACAGTCCCAGGAAGTTACCAAGGACGCTCCTCAGACCGGGAAGGACACGCTCGATCAGGAAGACCAGCAGGAACTTATCAAGCTGGTGCGCAAATACAAGCAGCAGTGGTATCTCGCGCGCCGCATGATCCTGAAGCGCTGCCTCAAGGCGCATGAGTTCTTCAAGGGCAACCAGTTCATTTCCTTTGACCCGGAATCGTTCCAGTGGTTTGACGCGATCGAAGAGGCCATCAGCTCGACTGACGGCTCGACGGAAGACCTGAAGCTCTACCAGTTCGCCACCAACTTCTACCAGATGCTCGGCTTTGCCTTCGTTGCGGCCCTGTCATCCCAAGTTCCGAAGACCCGCGCTCTGCCCGACAACTCAGAGCGCGAAGAGGATATTGCCACCGCCAAGGCGTTCTCAACGGTTCAGGAAATCATCGAGCGCAAAAACTCCATCAAGAGCCTGCACAAACAAGCACTGATGGAATTGTGGCTCTCCGGCTGCTACTTCCGGCATACCCGCTATGTGGTCGATGCCGACAAGGCGGGAACACACAAAGAGCCATCGCTTCAGGTAACAGCGCAACAGTTGATGCCGGCGCGGTTTGTCTGCCCGAAATGCGCAGCCACGGTTCCAGCCAGCCAGGTACAGCAGACCGGCGGCCAATGCCCAAATTGCGGTAATCCGCTGACCGATCAGGATTTCTTCCCCGAAGAACCAATCGAGATTCCCATTGCCCAGGAATTTACCGACGTACCGAACGGCATGGTGAAGATGGACATCTACGGGCCGTTGCACGTCGATGTTCACCCGCGAGCCAAGTCACTCGATGAAACGCCCATCCTGAACCTTGATGTTGAAGTCTCGGTCGCGGTCCTGAGGACCATGTTCCCGGATAAGTGGGACTCAATCAGGGAGTCAGCCGGCGGGATGTCGCCGGAAAATCAGGAAGAGAAGCTCGGCCGCGCCATGCTGTATTCAGAAGGCGGCGCCCGTTCGCAGTTTATGAACGAGCAGATGCCGACCTACTCGCGCACATGGATTCAGCAATGGGCCTTTGCCGACATCGACGACCGGAACCGGGTAAAGAAGTTCCAGCGCATGTTTCCCCAGGGCTGTCTGCTCTCGAACATCGGCGACACATTCCTCGACGCCCAGCCGCGGAAGCTCACAAAAGAGTGGTCACACTGCGGCACGGTGAAAGCAAAGTTTGGGTTGTACCCGCCCGCCGTCGGCGATGCAGCCATTCCGGTACAGGAGCGGGTCAACGATACCTGCAACATCACGCACGAATACATGGACCGGCTGGCTGGCGGAATCGTTCTGGCCAATGAAGACGTTCTTTCAACCAACAGCCTGAACGGCAAGCCGCTGATGCCGGGAACCATTACCGGAGTAAAGCTGCCGAAGGCTCTGGGCGCGAACACCGACCTTGCCCGGCAGATTGTTCAAATCAAGTCCGAACTCGATTCCTCGATCTACAACTACACCGACAAACTCATCTTCTGGATGCAGTTGCTTGTTGGCACCCCGCCGCAAATCTTTGGTGGCGCTGGCGATCCGCACGTCGAGACGGCCAGTGGCCAGGACCAGCAGTTACAGACCGCCATGGGCAAGCTTGGCGGCTTTTGGGATGAAACCAGAGACGAGAACTCGACCGCGGCAGAAATCGCGGTGAACTGTGCCAAGGAAAACATGTCGGACGACTGGTTCGACGTTGTTACCGATACTTCTGGCCAGTTCCGCAACCAGTACGTTTATCTCGATGACATGCGGGGCTACATTCACTGTTACCCCGAAACCGACCAAGGTTTCCCAATGTCGCACGCTGAAATCAAAGCGTGGTGGGAACAGCTCATCGAGTACGCAGCATCCGGCAAAAATCCGTATGCCAATGCGGTTCTGGATGAACCAGCCAACCAGGAGCAGATTGCCACATGGACAGGCGTACCGGGCTTGGTTGTTCCGGGCCGCGAGATGAGAAATAAGTGCATGCAGGTGATTGACCGCCTGATGAAACAGCCGCCAGTCACGACCATGGTTCCGGTCCCGAATCCGGCTGACCCGAACTCTCAGATTCAGCAGCCAATGACCATGCCTTCGATTCAGCCTGATCCGCTGGTAGATGACATGGAAATCATCATTCAGGTGGTCAAGGAATGGGCGGCAAAGAACTGGACTAAAGCTGATGAGGATCCAGACCACTGGCAAAACGTTCTCGCGTACTTGAAGCTGGCCGTACAGTATCAGAAGCAAGATGCGATGAATCAGGCGATGATGCAAGCCGCAGCAGGAGGCGGTCCTAAAGAAGCATCGGGGAGCGCATAAATAGCGTATATAATTGCGGCTGAACACGAACATTGGAGGTAAGTCCAATGAACGACCTGTTGAAGCAGGTTGTCCAGCCGCCCGACGATTCTATCCGTTTAATCCCCCTCACAAAAGGTCAAGTCGCCATCGTTGATGCCACTGATTACGAATGGCTTAATCAGTGGAAATGGCATGCAGTTCGTCGCAACGATAGCCGACAAGGAAAGGAACACTATTACGCTGCTCGTCACCTCTCTCGCGCGGAAGGTCATAAAACTGTCTTGATGCACAGAGTAATCGTGAACGCTCCACGCGGCAGAGAAGTTGACCACAGAGACAGCGACGGGTTAAACAATCGCCAGAGTAATCTCAGGCTCGCGACCAGCAGTCAAAATAAGTGCAACTCTCACACTCGTAAGGACAATGAAAGCGGGCTGAAGGGGGTTCGCTTGCACAAAAAGAGCGGTACTTGGACAGCCAGAATATGTTTGCACGGCAAGAGGTTATCTCTCGGCTACTTCCACGATAAACTCTCAGCAGCGAAAGCATACGAGGAAGCCGCCAAGCGATTGCATGGCGAGTTTTCTCGAGCCGCTTGAAAGGGAGAAGACGATATGAATTTTGGCCAGGCAGTTACCTTTGTTGACGTTGATGGCAGCGAGAAACCAGCTTTGGTAGTCGGCGTTCGTACCGACACCGAACAGGGCAAGAACAACGAGCCGCTGTTGTCGCTCGGCATGTTCAGGGAAACGAACACTTTTGGAGCGCCGGAACCCACTGTACTCCACGACATTCCACATCAGAGCCACGAACCGGAAGAAGGCCAGTTGCCGCGAGAGAGACGCCGCTGGAAAGCCGTGGGCGAAGAGGCCGTACCGGAACCGGCGGCGGTTGCCGCTGGTGAGCAATCCGGCGAGCAGAAAACGCCGTGGGCGCAAGGCGGCGAGCAGGGCCCGAACCCGAGCACGTAGCCCATGCGCATCTACGTCTTGTCCGCATACTGGGAACATGAAGGCGACGCCGTTTTCGGCGTAACGCACGTTAAATCGGTTGCGGATCAGTGGATTGGCCAGAAGCCACCAGCACGCGCCGATCAGGCGATTGTGGAAGTCTGGGACGTGTCGGACGATGGCCAATCCACAAAGGTAGAAACGCTTACAGGTGTATCCGATTGATCCATGCCGGAGACTTACCGGGAGTTCCCTAACATGACGTTCGAGGGGATCAATGTCGGCGCTGTGGGCAAGGCAGACATTATGTTCCTTCGCACCATGCGTATTCGCTGGCAGGATCTTGAAGAGTTGATTATCCCGAGGCCACAGACCACCTAAACAAACATCCGCAGTAAAGCAGTCCCCATAAAGGTCGCTCAACCGAGCGGCCTTTTCTATTGCCCAAAAACAGGAGTTGAAAAACAGAAGTTTATGCCCGAGACCATGACAGCAGCACCCGCCGCCACTGAAGCCGCCGCACCGGCCACGACATCCGCGCCCGCAACATCGAGCGCCACCGAATCAACCTCGTCTGCTGCAGCCACGACCGCAGCCCCAACTACAGGCGCAGAAACAACTACTGCTGCAGGGGGAGATGGCGGCGAGCAGACCGGAGACTTCCAGCCGACCGAGGGCCAGTCGCTTGAAGAGATGATCGCCAATCGCCTGAGCGAGCGCCAGGCCGAGCGCGAGAAGGCGCAAAAGACCGAAGACGACCAACTTGCCGGCGAACTGAACGCCGCCACCGAAAAGAAGCCCGAAGGCGATCAGGCCACGGAGAACAAAGAAGGCCAGGCGACAACCGAGCCGACCACGGAATTTGATCTTGACGAGCCGGAATTTTCAACCAAGTGGCTCGACGGCCTCGCCAATGACAAGAAGATCACCTTCGCCGATGAGCGCACCAAGGGCCAGTTATTCAAGATCGTGCGCGAGCACAACGAGTTCAAGGGCATCGCCGAGCAGTTTGGCGGTGACATTGAAGAAGCCAAGCAGGCAATAACCCATGCTTCGAGCTTCACCCATTTCGACGAACTGTACGAGCAGGCCGCCACACCGGACGGCACCCGCACGTTCCTCGAAGCACTGGCCAGCCGCCAGCAGCAGGAGCCAATCCTCGGCGAAGACGGCAAGCCAGTCGATGTAGTCAGCGCATTGTTCAACAACATGCGCGAGATGGACCTGCAGTTTTTTGAAAAGGAGTTCAAGAACAAGGGAGACGATGAAGGTCTTGCCGCGCTGGACATTCTCAGGGAGCGTATATCGCCGAATCGCACCCCGGCGTCAGAGAGTGAACTACCGCCGCATCTGGCCAAGCGTGAAGCTGCTCTCCGTGAGCGTGAACAACAGTTGGCCCGCACCCAACAAGAGCAGAAACAAGCCGTCCGTGTTCAGTATGAGCAGTCCATTGCCTCCGATCTCGATACCGACATCGGCAAAATCATTGATCCGGTCCTCAACAAAGCCGCATTCGCCGAAGTCATTAAAGACGACTGCCGGGGAAAAATCTTTGACCGCATTGAAGAGGTTCTGACCAAGAACCCCATTTACATGCAGCAGATGAAGCGGGCTTTGTCCAAAGACCCGACACCAGAGAATCGTGCTGCCGCCAGGGCGCTCGGCATGAAGTGGTTCAACACTGTTGGACCGCAGATCATCCGCGCGACCGTGAAGGAGTACCAGAATCCGGTTGTCAGGGCTCAGGAAAGCCGTGATCAGCGACAGGCCGCGCAGGTAGCCGCCAGCAAAGTGGAGCCGAAAGGCCCATCGGTTTCTACCGGCCCGCAGGCACAACTCACCAAAGAACAGCTACTCGATAAGACCCGAACCGAACTCACAGCCAAGCTCGGACGCGCACCCAACAGCCAGGAATTAATCGAGGCATGGATGGCGCAGAAGCAGGCGAGCAGGGCGGCACAGGGCAGGTAACACCCCAAGCAACACCACGCTTGAGCCAAAAAAATTCACGAAAAAGGATTTAGACCGCAATGCCTCAACTGACCTCTACCACATCGGCTGCGCTGCAGCTCGAAGATGTGAACGAAATTATCCCGGTTCTCGTCGAACTGTCCAACAAACTGGACGCGAGGATCAAAGACAATGGCCGCGCCACCCGCGTCTCCACCAAGAGCTACCGCGTGCGCATTCAGACCGTGGACGTGGGCGACGTCGCGAAGTTCAACCTGGACGGCGGAACACTGCCGACCGGAGGTTCCTCGCAGTGGGACCAGTTCCTCGTCACGCCTCTGGCCTTCGTGAAGCCGATCGAATACACCCGTTTGGCTGACGAAACCGGCGAGCCGAAGAATGTCTCGACCGTCAACCCCGTTTCCAAGACCATCGCCGATGCCGTCCGCGGCATTCAGGTGCAGCGCGACATGTTCCTGCAGACCGCCGGTGACGGCAAGGTGGCGCAGGTGCTCGCAGGGTACGCCGGCGGCGGCGCCAACCCGATCACCCTTGAACCTTCTCCCTGGGGCGCTCGTCTGCTCCGCAAAGGCCAGAAGATTCAGGTCTTCACCAACGCCTTCGCCTCTCGCGGCACCGCGACCATCACCAACGTCGTGAAGACTCTGGGCGCAACCCAGTCCATCACTGTCGATGCAGTCCCGGCCGGAACCGTGGCTGGTGACTTCATCGTTGTGGCTGGTTTGGCGGCTGGCGGGGCCGATCCGTTCATCAACGGTCTGCCGGTATTCCACTCGACCTCAACCTCCGGCACCCTGCTGGGCATCTCCCGCGCCAACAACTATGTTGTGGCCAACGGCGTGAACGCGAACGGCGCTCAGATCACTCTGCCACTGTTGCGGCTGGCCATGAACCAGGTGCTCGTTGAGCTCGGCGACGAAGCTCTCAAAGACCAGTTGTTCCACACTCACCCCTCACAGCTTGCCGCTTACGAGGAACTGGGCTTCCAAATCCAGAACATCTTCTCCAACAACGGCAAGTTCAACGACAAGGGCTTCGATGGCCTGATGAACGCGAAGAAGATGACCATCGACGGATTCGAGATCATCTCGAACC